TAGCGGCGCGAATGTATGCGCCTTCGCAGTCTGTCTGTCCGTAGACTGACCAGCATCGGTAATAACTTTAGCGGTGTATGAGTGTACATCAAATCCAGTAGATACTTCCTCAATTGCAACTCCATCCTGTGAGAGATAGGCAGCAGCACGGAACTCAAGCTGTGCAAAGTCTGCCTCCATAATCTTGCCACCGTCAAAGCGTGACACGAACACCTTCTTGACAGGGAATGTGCCGCCACGTGGCATGTTCTGCATGTTAGGGTCAGCACCACTGAACCTGCCAGTAGAAGTGCGGTGCTGTAGCAGACGCACATGCAGCTTACCGTCCTGCTTAGTGTGGATACGGATGCCATCTACGAAGGATGACAGGTAGGTATCAACAGCGGACAAGCGTCTGACTTTTGACAGGAAGTCAACAGCATCTGTCATTCCTTTCACACGTGCTGCCTTTTCCAGTACCTCAAGGTTCTGCTTGCTTGTGCTGAACCCATTGGCACTGGCCCACTTAGCTGATGGTGGCTTGAACTTTAGTCCAGCCAACTCTTTACCAGCCACAAGATGATAGCCAGCCCCACTACATGATGAACACTTATTAGTTCGGGCAAATGGTGTTCCATCTTTCTTCACCTTTCGTATCTGGCCAGAGCCGCCACACTCACGGCACTGTGTTGCCTTTGTCTTGTGCAGACGTTCTGTACCACCCGCCATGAGGCTGCGGAAGTCTGCGTCATTCATGTATGGGTCAATGGCGTTGCCCCAATACTGCTTGTCCAGCACCTTACGACTGTATACAACCCACGACAGTTGCTCCGGGCTGTTCAAGTTGATAGGTGTGTCACCCATCAGTTGACGGACATGTGCTTGCAGGTCAGCCGTAAGCTGGTCACGTTCCTGCTCAAACTCTTCACGCACATCTTCCAACACAGTCAAGTCTACGGCAAAGCCCCGCTGATAGATACGAGCAAGACACACAGCCACCTGATTGGTCAGGTCAACGGTGCCGCGTAACCCACTGTCAGCCTTAGTGTTTAGTCGGTATACCAGCCTGTCAGAAAGCTGCTGCGTAGCATGAAGGTCAGCCGATAGGTACTCTGATAGTTCCTCATGTGGGATATCACGAGTGCTATACCCTTTGCTGAAGTATTCCTTCAGTGTGTCCTGCTTCTTGGTGTCCAACTCATAGCGTTCTGCACAAGCCTCAAGGGATAGCGGTTCCTTGATGCCACGTTGCAATACGTACTCTGCAAGCATCGTGTCAAACACAGGGCCGTCATACTTGAAGCCACTCTCCCACAGCCACAGCAGGTCGTGCGCTGCGTTGTGCATGATAAGTACAGTAGCATCATCAAGGTACTGCTGCAGGATTGTGTCAGCACCAGCCATAGGTGGGCGTTCACTGTGGTCAAAGGTGATAATGTCCTCTTGCCCTTGGTCAGTCAACACACCCACCATGACCAGTGTATTCTCCGGCTCAAATGGGTCTAGGTGCATCTTACCATCACGCTTGGTGACAGTGTTCTCTACATCAAGTGTCAGCTTCATCCTTCGTACCTCGCTGTCTGATAGTTGAGTTCACAGTTTACCATACCGTGCCAGCCATTCAACTTGTTCTTCACAATGTTGATGTGACGCAGCGGACTGTCTTCTTCCTGACCCTCAACTGTCGGTGACTTACCAATCAGTATCATCAGGTCAGCTTCCGCAGCCTTACCAGTACGGCTACCTTCCATCATGCTCTGGTTCAACTGTGCGCGGCCCTCTGCCTCTGCTGATAGCTGAGACATGTAGAACACGGCGCAGTCGTAGGTCTTGGCAATCTGACGTGCATAGATAGCACACGCCTTGAGTGCCTCGTCCTGTCGAGCGAAGGAACCTTGTACGCCAAACTTGTCACCCATGTCAAGCACAAGAACGTCAGGCTTGTATGACTTGCACACAGACTCTACCCACGCCATGTCCCTGCCACCTGCTTCCTTAATCTTGATGTTGTTCATCACAGGCTGATACAGTGCCTGTGCCTTTGACATGTTGTCCCGCACCTCACGGGCTGTCATGCCAGCGGCAGCAGTCAAGTATCTGGCACCGACACGGTGTGTAGGTTCCTCGTTACACAAGATGATGCACTTGGCACCCTGATGGGCAAAGCCACCCGGAGCAGCAATCAAGCTGGCGTGGAAGGATGTCTTGCCAGTGTTAGGCCGTGCGCCAACTTCGATAAGCTGACCGCCAGACACACCCTCGACCTTACGTGTCACACTTGGAATGTTGAACGTCCAACGTGCTTCCAGTTCAGCCTTCGCCATGAGTGTCTCAATGGTGATATCATCCCACTCAATATTGAGGTTGGGGATGAAGTCATCACCGTAACGCTCAAGCAGGTTCCGCAGAGCCTCAAGGCTGGCCGCATCACCATTGACCATATCAAAGCCAATGTTTGCTACGTCCTCACCCACTACCTGCTGGAACAGCTTGGACAGCACTTCCTGTGCCACATCACTGCCCATAGGCTCTTCACGCTTAATCTGCGAGAAGAGGCTGGTGTATGCTTGCTTCTGCGCAGTAGTCAGTGTCGGGTTATCCGACATGAACAGGGCTTCGATTTCATCTGGTGTGACGCTACGCTCATACCTGTCCATAGCAGTGTCAATCGACTGCTTAATCTTCCGCACGTCCTTACTGAACAGACGCTGCGGACATTTTGAGCCACGATGGTCATCGTAGAATGACTTGTCCATCAGGCTTCTAATGATTGATAATTCCATGAAGGTTCTCCATATCTGTCGGGTTACGATATTTCAAGTCGTCGGTTAGTCTGAGGACACGAACATCGTTGACATGTCCTCGTAGTTCCTTTGCCATCTGCAAGGTCTTTGGTAGCGCATCGGGGTCTAGCGCAATGATGGCTGTTGAGAACTGCGAGAGATACCTTTTATGCGACTCTTGCAAAGACGTGCCTAGAAGCGCAACCCCGACAAAGGTGCCGTAACCAACAACGGCTGCACTCAAGCAGTCCTCAACAACAACGGCGACTTTACCACACCCTGATGTGTATGGCAAGCCACTTTTTCCATACCGTCTCCATTTAGGTAGACGCTTACCTAATGAACGCCCAGTGGCGTCCACAATCTTGCCTTCGTGTCTGATGGGAAACACCATACGATGTTCCTTTACATCATACATCAGGCCAAGTTCCTCTGCATCCAATCCATACAATTCCCACGCAATCTCTGCCACGTTCCAATCATGTGGCACGATGTAGTCGGGTAGCTTGAACACTTCCTGCTTGGCGAAGTCATCGGCACCAGCAAAGCCAGCACGAATATCATCTGCACTCATACGGACACGTGTTCCACCCTTGAGTCCACAAGTAGCACGGAAACAATTCCACACAAGAGAACCCATGTTGTTAGTGACTGTGAATGTACGCTCCCCACAGTTGGGGCATGTTGTACGCTTAGTTGTACCTACAGGCACATCCATATCACTTACAATGTTATATATATTATCCATGTATATATCACTTTCCTTTGCGGCAGTTAGGTGCTTTTACCATGTGATTTACGTGCTGTCAATGCACTATTTGCACTGGCATACGTATTTCTCATGTAAGGCTTCACTGACTGCGGGTTACTGTGTCCAGTCACAGACATGATTTGTCCCATAGGTACACCGGCCTCGACCATCTGTGTTGTGCCTGTCCTACGCAAGTCCATCAGTCGTAACTCTTCCGGCAGATTAGCTTCCCTCATAACGGCCCTACCAGCCTTGCTGAGACGCTCTAAGCTGTATGGATGATACTTACCACCAACAGGCAACACACGGGGTGCCACGTAGGCTTGAAAGCCGAAGTCTTCCTGCTGCTGTACAAGCATCTCGTACAGGTCATCTTCGATTGGCAGACATACTTCTGCCCTACGCTTGCTCTGCTCAAGGTACAGCTTCCTGTCATCCATGTCGAGGTTGTCCCATTGCAGCAGACGCATGTCACCCAGCCGCTGGCACCATTCATATGCCATGTGAATAATCAGCCCAATGCTGCGCCACTCAAACTGCCCATAGGCAGTGTCAAGAAATTGACGCACGTTGTCTTCTGACCACACCACCTTACGTTGTGGTGCAGTCTTGCGTTTGATGTTGGCAAACGGATTGACCAACGCATACTCCATGTCGATGGCGTAGCGGTACAGCAACGACGACACAGTGCATACGTGATTGGCAAACGTGATGCCACGCTTCACCCATTCTTCGTATGCGTGTTTGGCTTGCTTGCTCGACAGCTTGTCGTACTCAACAGACCCAAACTCACCGACCAGTATGTTGAGGAAGTATTGATAGTCCTTCTTAGTCTTGTCCCTCAACATACTGAAATCGTTGGAAGAATAGTATGTCAATACTAAATCTTCAACTGTCTTCATGTGTTTCTCCTAGTCTCTGTGTCCATATGGTTCCGCCTCGTCGCCCATCACATGACGACATCCCATAGGTGACTCGTCACAATTTGGGTAGCTATAACAACCAAGGTGAGGGTCTACGTATTGCATACGCAACACTTTATACTTGATGAAATTAAGCAGAGACAAGCACATACATATGATGGGATTCCGTATCCCAAACACAAACACGTATTCCCAATACCCCCATCTCACGTCTGAATGTAGGCTTTTGTATGGCCCCTTACCCATCTTAATCAGGTCTAGGCACATGAAGAAGTCCCAGACATCGAGGTATAACCAGAAGAACCACCACCTGAACTTTGAGTCCGGGTGGTAATCATCAAGGTGCTGCTCTACGTTCTCTAGGATTTCTCTCCTAGAGAAAAGTTTACTGCCTTCTTTGTACCAGATACAAGACCATAGCGTAGGGTATTTCATATCATCTGTATTGTTCATGCTGCTAACAACTCCTTGAACTCTGTGCTGTTCACCCACTGTGCAGCCTGATTCTCACGACGAAACATCGTGATGGCGTTGGTATCCTTGCCAGTGTTACGCAGCCCGAAACCATTACGCTCGTCAGCATAGCTGGCGTAGTTCGTGAACGCACTGTACAATGCCCAAGCATTCTGCCCACGAACAGCAGCTTCCTGCTGGTACAGGTTAAGCATCTTCTCTGCATTACGGTCTGACTTGAGCAGGGATTCAAGCATGGCTTTCACATCACCGACATACAGTGTCTTGGTTGCGAACTGTTGCAGCCTCTCAGACTGAGCATAGAATGCCTGTGTCGAACCTTTCAGTTCCTTGATGAACTTATCCATGTCAAACCCGCTGGTGTTCTTCCTGCGGATGTCGTCATACTCACCGACAATCATACCGTTGGTGCAGAAGAAGTCGATGGCACCAAAGTAGACTTGATTAGAGCAACTACCATCTATGCCATGCAGGGCAATGATACGCTGTGCAATCGTAGTCGTGTGCTTGTCTGACTCAATACGTGCAGTCACTTCTGGCAGCGACATGTCCATCATGGCCCAAGCATTATTACGTGCAACCTTCCAGCGGAAGTTCATGCTTTCGCACTCAGCTTCGCCAAGGTTCTCCGTGATAGCGTCATGAACACGTACAAAGAAGTCACTATGGTCAGCACAGTTGAACGTGTCACCAACGACACCAAGGTAGTCGCCTGTCTTACCGTTGATGACATACTTCTTGTCTGCAACTTTGGTAGGCTCAAACTCTACAGGGAAGTTCAGGTTTTCTGGCAGCAGTTCCTCTGCTGTAAGGATAGGTGAATCAAATGGCATGGTTACTCTCCTTTCACTTTTTTGGTACGGAAGAAACCCTCTTTCTCTGGGAAGGCATCCATATACTTACGTGCATAGTATGCTGTGTGATTATTTGACAGCTTAAACTTCACATCAGACTGTGTTTCAATGTCGGTATGCCACCGGATACGCTCAAAGATAGCCTTTGAACTATAGTTCTTTTTACCCGCACGAATTACATCATTTGTATATTTCACAAACAATTCCCATACATGCGGGTTGTCTTCATCAAATCGGTTGAACCGACGCTCTAGTTCAGTCATAGAGTTGTCTCCTTTCATATTGGCAACTGAGGATTACGTTGTATCACAAAGGATACGCACAGTCAAGCACTAATCCCAGCGATAGAACATGTGGTCACCTATCTGTACGACAGGCGTTTTGCTGTCAGCCCATTCAGGCAGGACATAGGTTGCGTGGTAGTGTGTCGCACCCTCAACAAAGTCATCGAGGTTGCCAGTGTGTACGCCCTGTGCAATCACAAGGGCTTGTTCCCATGAGGCAGTGTCATGTGTCTTGTCTGACTTACCGTCACAGTACCAGCTAAACTGGCAGCGGTGACGTACAGGGAAGTCAGGCTTCCATGAATATGTTGGCCCTTGCTTGACCACATCACATACATCATCAGGATACCTGTCATCACGCACTCTGTTCATGACCACCTGAGCCACAGCAACCTGCCCAATGAAGGGCTGGTCACGTGCCTCGTGGTACACGTTAAGTGCAAGGCACACAAGTGCTTCTGCAAACATTAGTCAGCGTCCTTCTCAGTCCACTCATAGTCTGCCCACGCATTCCTACTGCCATGCTCACAGGTTGGCTGGTCAAGGCCGATAAGACGGCCCAAGAACAGGTCAACGCAATCAAGTTTCTGGATGACATCATAGGTGATATCAGTCTTTTCGTCTGTCATACGATTGAAATTCTTGATGGCGTTGATAGCGTCACGCATCCTATCCACTTCGTAGCCGTTCAGTTCAAATGTGATTGTCTTTGTCATGTCAGTTCTCCTTTCAGTCACAGGATTCAAGGCGGGTGATTACAGCCACCCACAGCTTCCTATCTTTATCATAGTACGCGGGTTTGTCAAGTCGGGTGTCATACCCTAGCGGATGAAACATGTGCCAGTAATGCTCAACCTTACGAGCAAGGGTGTCCATCTCATCCGCTATCAGTTCAACTCGTAGTGTCTTCATCATATCACTCCCAGTACCCAATTCTCTGCACAATTCTCAGCGTACACCTCACTGTGTCCGGTGATTGTGCGTTCTTCACAGATGGTTTTATCTTCAAGCATCAGGATAAGATAGCCGTCTTGCTCTTTGAAAACCATAGCCTTTCTGTCTTGGTAGTCATTCTGTCCATAGAACTCATGCAGCAGCATCTTCATTCTCCTCTGCCCACTCAGCCATGTGGTCACCAATACCAAACTCAAGGTCAAGGTCAGGATACTCTGTGACTACACTCTCGACATCATCTGTTGTCCAGTCGTTGCCGTCGATGTATTCACCGATGTACATCCAGCCTTCATCAAGGTAACGTGCGCTGACCTCAAAGCCCATCTCGACCAGCTTGTCAAAGACAGGTATAGGTGGTGACCATGCTGTGTCAAAGTTCATGACAAGTGTGTTCTCATCCATACGTTCACAGGAAGCATTGTAAATGTCCCACTTGGTACCCCAGTGTTCAAGTCTCCACGAGTACCAGCCCTGTGGTTTATAGTCGTCTGAAAAGCCAGAGATATCCAGCAACTTTGCATCCATAGGGATAAGTGTCTGGCACAGGGGTGTGTCCTCTGTGTTCATGATGTTGTAAATCATGTCAATCTGCTGGCTGTCATCGTGTGACAGGATTACTCTGTTGTCTGTGTGATTAGGCATATTCACTCTCCTCTGTCTCATTGATTGCGTCAATCATTTCATGCAGGATGCTACGCATTTCTGCGTAGTCTTTCCTGTCTGCATTGTTCCATGTCAGGAACCCGAACACCCCCACAATCATGTTGTAAGGCAGGGGTGCCTCGTCATTGAAGGCAAAGTCCTTCTCGCATTGCTGTCTAATAGTCATAGTCATTGTCAAACTCCTTGACCCATTCCAGTTCAATGCGTTGCTTTGGATACAGTGCCGCCGCCATGTCCATGACATGCTCGACAGCATTGTCCCAAGCACTCTCCTGCAGGGCGGCTGGGTGGACAGTTACCTGCCCACTCTCCGCGCCGATTTTGATACCGACTTCCCAATACATTATGCGGCCTCCTTCTTTGCCTTACGTCCTGCCTTGCTACGTGCAAGGTCACGCAGATTATACACATCGTGTACCCCAGCGTCAATGAACAGGTCACGCTGTTTCTTGCGGCGAACCTGCTTGCCAAGTTCCTTGTGCATACGCTCAAGGATGATGCCAGCAAAATCCTGTGCCATGTACTGAATGTATCCACCCACTTCCGTCTTGCCTTCACGAGCAACCTCAAGCACCAAGTCGTAGAACTTCATGCGGCCCATAGGTACGCCATACACCTCACGGTACAGGGCTTCGACACGTGCCAGCTTGGCCTCGACCTGTGTCGATGCAAGCACCTGACCAGTCGGGCCAGTGGAACGCTTGTGATAGGAACCGGATGCGATAGTGTTCTAGATGTTGATTGTAGCCATGATGTAATCTCCTTTGTGTTGGTTAGTTAGTCGGGTTTGAAGTGTCCAAGGTTGGACGGTCATATAAAGGCATTTCATGTTCGAGGAAGTCAGCCTTCATAATTTCGATTTCTTCCTGATACTCCTGCACTCTCGTCCAGTCGTCATCAGATAGCCTGTCAATCTGTGCGTCTGTCAGGTCAAGAAACACATCAGACAGGTTGAGTATGTCACCACGTTCATTGCGTGGTAGACTTGCAAAGTCAGCGTTACGCATACATCTTCTCCTGTGTCATACGTTTTGCCTTACGTGCCGCTTTGCGGTCACGCTTCCAATCATCACGCTTGGGCTTGCCAGCAGTCTTACGCACTGGCAGCTTCTCAAAGATGGTTACGTCATTCCAGTCGTTATCGAACTCATTTGTCTTCCGCATTAGGTTTCTCCTGTTGCTTGCGGTTGTAACTACCCTTGCCCTTCTTGGGCGGGGCTACTTGTGTAGCTGTGCGGCGTCTGTTTTGTGCGACTGCCTTAGCTACAGGGTTGATAGGCTTGATACGCATTGTCATTCTCCAAGTGTCCAACGTTGGACAGTTTAACTATGTCTAAGTGTATATGACACTTTCACTAAAGTATCAAGTGTCATTACACATAAGACATTAGTAAGAGGCAATGGCACTGGCCTTCTTCTTGCTGGTACCATGTGCCGGAAAGCCGATGATGAAGTCACGCTGACGCTGGCAAAGCTGACAGCTTGCACAGGACACATCATCCATGTATGTGGCGGGACAGACAGTCACCTTGCGGCCAGCATCTGTCCTGACATTCTTGATGTCGATACGTTGTTTGTAGTCGGCCAAAGTCTCTGTCCACTCGCCTTTCAATGACGTGCGTTCATACTCAGACGGCAACACGGTAGCCACAGGGCCAGCATCCAAGTCAGCAAGCTGGTCAGCATGGGCCATATTGTTGGCTGACAGATTGACAGTGAAACCGGAACGGTTCATCTGCGTCACAATCATGCGGTTACGCTTGCTGCCAAGCACATCGTAGTGAGTGTATGTGAAGCCACGCTTGCCTTCATTGGCCTGTGTCAATTCCATGCAAGCTGTGGCGTCAAGCTGGTCATTGCGTCCCGGCAAGTCACCGGCCTGATTGTGCC